GGTTTAATTTCTTCTTTTACACAAGAAGTGATCGCCAAAATCAATAATAATAAAGATGTTATTTTTTTCATATTAAACTAAAGTTTCAATTTTATTTCTAATTTGTTCATTTAAAGTAACCTCAACAACATTTGTTAAAATTACAGAATCTTTCAAAATCTTGTGCGGAATGTGAACCAAAAAAGTATTTCCGTCAAAATAAGAAAGGTCTTCGTTAAGATTCAAAGCCCCATCAATCATCTTCAAAAATATTTTGAATTGCGTTTGATCAACAAAAGATTCGGTTAATAGATTTCCGAACTTTTCGTTCATTATTGTAATCTTGTGGTTGAATGTCGTTTTAATCATAGTTGTTTATTTCTACAAATATAATAAAAAATATTTAATAGAAAAAATATTAAAACATTTTATTCAAAATTTCTAAAAGTTCTTCATTACCCTTTTGTATCGGAATCTCGTCTTTTTTGAAATATCTACAAGAGGTGTGTTCCCAACCATCTTTTGCTTCTTTTAAATCTGGTTCAAGTTTTTTATCTGAATCAAGCAAAAAAACAAACATATGTCCTTTTTTTGTTCCATTTTTTTTATACTTATTAATAAACCCCACAAAATCTAATTCTTTTTTTAATTCCAAATTTGTTTCTTCGTGAAATTCCCTGATTGCTGCTGCCCCTGGTGATTCACCACTTTCAATTTTTCCTGAAGGAATGGACCAAATGTTTGGTAATGATTTATCGGGAGCTCTTTTACAGAGTAAAACTTCGTCATTATGTTTTAATATGATACCCGCCCATTTTTTAAATTCAATCATAGTATTTATAAATATGAAGATTAAAATAAATAATAACCTTTTTGATGTTAAAACTGTATTAACTTCAAAAGATACCCAAAAAGGTATGATGGGAAAAAAATTTGATGGATCTTTTAATGGTATGTTATTTTTTATGGAAAATGAACCTCACTCATTTTGGATGAAAAATTGTTTGGTTCATTTAGATATTATCTTTATTGATGGTAATGTAATTACGAAAATTCACCATAATTGTAAACCATGTTTTTCTGATGATTGCGAACACTTTACTGGTAATGGAGATATGATTCTTGAATTACCAGGTGGTGAATGTAAAAAATATAAAATAGAAGAAGGTGATTTTGTTGAACTAATTTAAATCATGTTCAATTTTAACCTGTTTTTTTTCGTCAACAAAGTGTTGAACTCTTCCTCTGGCGATTTCACTATAATTTGGTGATAACTCAATTCCGATCCATTTACGATCCAAGATTTCTGCCGCAACTAAACTAGTCCCGCTACCAGCGAATGGATCTAAAATTATATCGTTTTTGTAGGACAATATTTTAATCGCTTTTGTCGGTATGTCCATTGAAAAGGTTGCCTTGGTTAAAGACTTGGTGTCAGCAAAATAATTCCATTGACCAAAGACAAGTTCCATGAATTCTTTTTTGTCTCTTTCGTCATACATCATTTTGTTTCTTTTTGTTCCATCTTCATTTTCAATTTCGGTTAATTCACCCGTCCATTCTGGTTGACCTTTAACTTTCTTAATGTGTTTGTTTTTGTATGCCAATATTACACACTCTTTTGGGTTATAAATGTATGGCGAACTAGGACTCATCCAAGAACCCCAAGCTGTTGTTTTACTTCTATGTGGACTATCTTCTTCTAAATCAACAATTCCAAAAAACCCATAACCAATTTCTTTCATAATCTGCCACATTTCTGAAACAAAAAATATTCGACCACCTTTCTTTTGACGATTAATTTCGTAAGGAATATTCAAGGCAATTCTTCCATCATCTTTTAAAACATTATACGCTTCAGTCAACCAGTTTTTAGCAAAAACTAAGTATTCTTCAAATTCAACATCGTCTTCATGAACATCATAAGCAATACCAACGCCATAGGGAGGAGATGTAACAATTAAATCAATTGTCCCTTCAGGTAATGTCTTCATAACTTCAATACAATCCCCATTGATAACTTTATGTAATACTTCTTCTATGTTTCTTTTTTCTGTCATAATATATTTATTATTTGTTGTGCCAATTTATACCCTGTAAACGCTCCAAATGCTGCCGATCCCGGTAATACAATAAACTTACCCAATACCGTATCATATTTTTTCCTGTTTACAATATAGGAAATCAATATGTAATAAAGAATATAGTTAATTAAAACCAACATATCCATTTCTTTTGAAACAAAAACAACAATAGAGTTTCCTAAAAACCCCCAAGTAAAGTTGATAAGTGTTTCACGCATTAATTCATTTGCTGTGGTTATGGCACCAAAAACATTAATTTCCTTGTTCAGACTTGATTTTTTTTTCGAGTTGTTCGATGTGGTGTTGGAGATACCACGATGCTTTCTGTAGATCTTCCAATTCTTTGTTTTTTTCTTTTTTTCCTGCACGACTAATATATTTTATTGTATTTCCTAAACTAAATCCTAGATCCCAAGCATCAATCACTTTGATCGCTTCATATTCATTATTTTTTCCTCCGTAATGACTTGGGTGATTTACATGTTCTTTATTTTCCATTTTTATTTCCAAAATAATTGTATTATTAAAATTCCTATTGCTAAAATCAAACAAACTATTGTTTTTAATGTTAAAGGTTCTTTAAAAATCAACCAACTTAACCAAGTAAAAACAACCGCCCCAATACTAAACCCTATTAACCTTGACGGCCACATTTGACCATTGTATGCGATTATCATATTCTTCACTGAATACATAAACAACATAGATATTGGAATACCCATCAATACCGTTAACCAATAATGATTTTTAATCCATTCATATTTTAATGATCCTTGAAGTTGAAAAAATGTGCTTATTTGAGCCAAAAACCCAAAAAATATTCCAATAATCAATGTTTTTAAATTAACCATTATTCTTTTATTCTAAAAAAATGTGGTTCATTTTCTGTCCACAGAGATTTATTCGTATCTTCATTTGAAGTATTTTCAACATTATATCTGTCATCTGTGATTTTTATAGATTTCACTATCTCACCAATGATTTTGTATGGATCAGCATTTGAACCTGGTCTTCTATCTTCAACATATCCTTTCCATTCTTTTGCGGTGTCCTGTGGAACACGAATTGATGCTCCTCTATCTGATATACCCCAACTGAACTTATCAATTGATTGTGTTTCATATTCACCAGTTAGTCGTAAGTGATTGTTTGATCCGTATGATTTAATATGATCTTTGTGTCTTGTTTCGAGTGTGTTGAATAGTTCCATAAAATACTTTTCATTTCCATAATATCTCATCATATCTGTTGAAAAGTTTGTGTGAAGACCCGATCCATTCCATTCTCCGTGTTTTAATGGTTTTGGGTTAAGTTCGATTTCATAATTGTATTTCTCTGAAATCTTAAATAAGAAATATCTTGTCATCCAAAGATCATCACCACCTTGTAATTTACCTTGAGATAATACTTGATATTCCCATTGACCTAACGCAACCTCGGCATTTATTCCTGTTATATCAATACCATAACTCAAACACATATTCATATGTTCTTCAACAAACTCACGACCAACAACATTATGACCAACACCACAATAATATTCACCCTGTGGTTTTAAGTTGTTTTCATCGTGACCCAAAACACATTTCTTTTTTCTATCGTAAATAAAATATTCTTGTTCAAACCCTAACCATAGATCATCATAATTTTTATCAATCAAAGATCTTGTATTTGTTTGATGTGGCTTTCCATCAGGATTTAACACCTCACATAGAACATAAATGGTCGAATGAATATCTTTAATATAATGTGCCACAGGTTTTAACAAACAATCTGAATTTCCGGTGTTTGCTTGTTTCGTTGAAGATCCATCAAAATTCCAAATAGGAAATTTTCCGTCGAGAAAGGCATTTTTGATTGAGTCGTAATAAACTATTTTAGTTTTACTTCTCAGATTTGGCTCAGGTGCATACCCGTCTAACCATACGTATTCGAGTTTAATTTTCATTTATTTTCTGTTATATATTTTATTATTTCTTCTTTTGTTTTTCCTTGATTATAAAAATCATATACCTTTTTTGAAAATTCGTCATTACAAATTATTGCGTCGGCGTTTAGGTATTGGACTATATTTTCCAAATTCATTAAAATATTTTCTTTCTTTAAAAGTCTTTTACTAAAACTCATTTCAATTCGTTGTTGTTCTTTTCAAAACTTTTTTCTTGTGAAAGATAACCAGATATTCTTCTTTTAAACATCGGTAAAAGTGTTTCTTCCACAGGAAATGTTCCCGTTGATGACATATGAAAAATTGGGCTTATTTTTTTATCTTCAATTTCAAATGTCGATAAATTAGATATTATTTTTGGTATTGTCAAATCGTTTAAATAATCACAATAAATTAAATTAATTTTTGTCATTTGTTGTGGATTAGATTTTGTTTGTTTTTTTATCATATATTCCCAAACATAATATTTTTTATCATTATTAATATAATAAAAATATCCTTTTGGGTGTAATAAATTTTTCTTGTTTTTTTTAATTTTCATATCCAAAGAATCAAAAACAATCGTCCAAACAGATTTTGCAATATTAAAATATTCCATAATTCTTGGTGCTGAATACATAAGAATGTCTTTGAATTCTTTAATTTCTTCATTTGACATGGCGGGAATATCTTTGATTTTTAAATCTCTAACAAGAATTTCATCATCGATACTATTTAATTTCTTATCGATATAAAGGATTTTTTGATCTTTCATCAATGCTTGAACATTCATTAAATGTAATGATAATTCAATAAAACCGGGATATAACTCTAACTTGTCGAGTTTTTCTCCCATCTTTTGAAAATATGAAAGTAATTTGTATTCTTTGTATTCTCGATCGATTGGTTTTTCAAACATCCAATCGGTATTTAATAAAAATTCTATTTTTTTTCTTCTTGCCATCTCTGTGTTAAAAAGTAATACAAAAAGATGAACAAATAAAGTCCTAACTCGCTCTCATTACATAATACCAATCACCATTTACCTGTGTTTCAAACATTTCTCCATCATATGAATTTAATAAAGCTCCATATCCATCACTATTTACGACAATATCCGTAACCTCATCTAAATCAACAAAATCCATTATGAAATTTTTATCAAAACCATAGTGTTTAATAAAATCATCTATGTCATCAATATATTCACTAACTCTATCATTGATTTCATTCTCTATGGAACTTTCATCATAACCACCTTGTGGATCTTCTTTGATTTCTTCTATTGTCTCTTCTAACCCTTCAATTTTTCCTTCAATTTTTTCGTATTCTTCGTCAGACAATTCCTCGTTTCTTAATCTGTTATTTAGATTTTCTATAGTTTTTGTTAATTGATTAACTTGATGTTGTTGATTTGTAGATAATTCAAGTCCTATATCATAATGTTCAGGGTCATCTCTAACTATATCTTCATAAAAATCGTATAACCAACTTTGCCATTGTCCTTTATCAATCGCATTATCCCACACCCAACTTGTAAATGCCTCATAACCCATGTCATCAACCGCTCTTTCAACATATTGTCTTGCAGCACTATCTAACTCTTCTTGAGCATAAACATCATATGTGTCTGGAGATAAAGTATCACCACCCAACCATTCGTATTGTTTTCCAACACCATGAGTTCCACGACCACTAGGATAAATAAAATACTTATCTTCTTCTATTTCATTTCCTTCTTCGTCTTCATACAATGTAGG